TTGTGTCTTTTAGAGTTGACAGTTTACCATTTAGTGTTTGTGAAGCTCTTTCCATTCCGCCTTCAAAGCGTTCATTGAATCCGTCTGTAAGTGCAGCTGTAATCTTAGTAGCGCCTTCAGCTGTTTTACCAAATTCTGAAACATCTTGTCTAGCTATGTTTAGTTTCTTACTAAGAATGTCATAAACTGGAATACCTCTGTCGTTTAGTCTGTCGAGTTCTTCAACACCTAAACCACCTGCTACTGTTCTTGAATACAAGTCTGTAATAGCTTGCAAAGCACCAACTTTATCACTTGATACAGAAGCAGCATTACCTAAAGTTCGCATAAGTTCTGCGTTTGGCTTTAGTCCGGCGTTTTGTAATTTGATAAAAGATTCTGCAACATTCTCAACTTGGAATGGTGTTGTTTCTGTAAATTCACGTATAAAGTCAAAAGCTTTATCAGCATTTGCAGCCGAGCCTGTAACTGTTGTAAGTGCAACTTTTAGATCTTCTGCAGCACCTGCGGCTGTTAGTACACTTTTACCAAACGCCGCTGCACCTGTAACAGCAAAGGCACCAGCAATCAAACTTTTCATTCCGCCAAAGCTCTTTTTTATTTTTCCAACTGAGCCATTGACTTTGTTGAACTCTTTGTCAACTCCGCCAATTTTCTTTTTCATTGGAGCTAAACGCCCTTCAATCTTTTTCAAGACTCGACTGGCGTTGTCAATTGCGTCAATTTTGATTTGTATGCTGGTGTCTGCCATTTATTTTTTCCTTTGTTGCCGCTTTTGATTAGCAGCTAAAATTTTGAAATATTCGTGCCAGCCTAAGAACTCGGACCAATCCATTTCGTCTACTTCGGCAACTGTTTTATGCAGTGTTTCTGCTAACTGGTATTTGAAGAATAGAGATTGATCCTTTTTTAGTTTTTTGCTAGTGTATCTTTATCAACACTAGTACCTGATTCGATTACTTCACTAGCAACTCTAATAACAACTTCAGGATCCATTTTATTCATAATCTCAAATTTGTCGCCTTTTTTGAAAGCCATACTTCCGTCTTCGTTACGAGCACGTAAGATAAGCATTTCAACTAGTGCGTCCAGTTGGTTGCCTTTTTCCATATGGCTGTAAAGTGCTTCCATCTCTTTTACTGTCATTACAGGAAGATAGTACACCTTACAGCCCCATTCTGGAACATCCACTTCATTCAAGCCATTCTTGACTTTGTCTTCAAAGTGTTTTGTTGCGTTTTCCATAATATTCATTTGCTGTATCCTTTCTTATGTAAAACTTAGTTAGTTTCGTCAATATCGCCAAGTAGTGCTGTTTTGCTATAACCAGTGCTGTCGTTTGACTGGAAGTCAAAGCTAGCTGTGATTAGGTCTGCAGCGCCAACTTCAATGTTGCTACCAGTGATGATAACGTTACCTGAAATGTAGCTTGTACCTGGGTTTACTTCTAGTGTGATTGCAACTGTTGCACCAACTTCAAATAGCATTTGGCCATTTGCGTCTGATGTGTCTAAGTTACAGTCGATTGTTCCTGTGATCTGGCGAAGACCAGGAACGTATGTGCGACCATCAATGTCTGCACCAATGCTTGTTGTTTCCAACATATCTGCTTCTTCTGATACTGAAAAAGAAGTAACGTTTGCAACGGCTACTGAGCCAATTTTTACAACGCCGTTTTTACCTTTTAGAACTGCCATTTTATATGTCTCCTTATTGTTCTAGATCACCGGCCGGGTGATAATATTCAATGCGAACTATCATTTGTATCGCACCTAAAGGAAACAACACTCCTTCATCGGTGTTGATTTCCCGCACAATTGTATCAATAGCATAGCCACCTCTGGTGACATCTTGATATAACTGTGTCTCGATCTTGTCTACAAGACCATTCCTTGCTGTGTCTAAGTATTTACCTTTGACAAAGCCAGTAAGAATATATTCAAGCGTACCCATACGGTTATTTCCCGTTGCTATAGTCTCATCTGACTTTAGCTCTGTGCCGCTTTGTATTAGTATTGCTGGAAACTGTGCATCACTTATTTCATCTAACTCAAATATGTCTCTGCTTACATATTTTACAGTGTCGATGCTTCTAAGTGTAGTTGCTAAATCTACTGCAATTTCTTCTCTGTAGCTAGCCATTATAGTTTCCTTTCAAGTTGATCTTTGAACGCTGCTGCAACCAGTTTCTTTTCTTCTGGTTTTATTCCAAAGAACGGACGCTTTTTATTATTATATGAGGCTTTCTTTGCTTCTTTGCGATTCTTGAAGTGTACCAGTACACTAGTAGTCTTTGTTTTTGTAACACTTATGTTACTCAACATATCACCGCTGAAACTTAGATTTGGTGTAGCACCTTTGCCCTTTTTACTGCGATATTTAGCATACTTTGTGTCATATCGCTTGAAACGCCCATTGAGGCCTATACCTCGTTTTGTTCTGTCTAGTATTAGCGCTCTAGCTTTTTGTCCAGCACTCATCAATGCAGTAGGAATAGCACGTTTTAGGTTATCCCTATAGTCCTGCATAAAGCTGTGAAATCTGCTAGCGTCTATCTTCATTATCTAAATAGTCTATTCTGAACTTGAAAAGTTTCACGTTCGTTGTCTTGAACTGTTCCATCGTTGTCAAAGTCGTAATCAACGCCGTCAATTATGATTTGTGCAAACTCTTCTTTGTACTTTGTTTTGTAGTGTTTCATCATTACTTGAAACTTGTCTTCGTCGCCACTTGCATTCCATTTGGTTAGCTGTGGTAACACATAGTCTGATAGTACAAGATAAACAGCACAACGAGTAAACTGTGCTTCATTTAGTTTTGTATCATCAAGTTCTGCATACAAGCTGCTACCTTCAAAGTGTGGGCTTGATTTAGCTTTGTTCCACCATTCTGAACGTAACTTGCGTAAGATGTCATTGCGGGCACGCTCGTGTTCTGTAGTATACTCATTGATACCGTAATCTAAAATATCAGGTTGATACTTCAATAATTCTTCGTCTGTTGACATTGCCATTAGCGTGTTCCTTTCAAATATAAGAGTGTACTAGGGCCGAAGCCCTAGTACTGTAAGTTATCTATAACTTATGTTTCTACTGTGAAACCAGTTGATTGAACTGCGATACCGCGGTTCTTGTCAACAACGCCACAACCAGCCATTAGGCTAGCTACGATGTCTACGCCAACAGCTTCTGGACGACGTCCTGCTTCAACTTCAAGGTTACGAGCCATAGCAATACGCATTGCGTCTTTTGCCATTACGATACCGTTCCACAAGTGGTCAGCACCTGATTCGTCAGCTGTGATGTATGAAGACATAAAGATGTTTACGCCGTAAAGTTTACCAACAAAACCATTTTGCATAGCTTCGTTTTGTTTTGCACTTGCTGCATAAGCAGTAGTGTTGATGTCTGAAATCATATTGTAAACTTGCTCTGGGTGTAGGATAGCTACTAGCTCTTCCATAACGCCTGCTGAACGTAGTGTAGTTGCAGCTTTCAAGATGTCTGTGTTTAGTAGAGCATTTGCTGTTCCGCCACCAGCGATTGCTGTGTGAGTGTCGAAATCTGCAAATTTAGCTGTTACTTTAGCGTCGAAGCTAGTTGCAACACCTTTACCAAGTTGTTCACCGATCATTGCTGGGTTTACGCCACCGTTGTCACGTAAGATTGCACGTGATGCTAGTAGTTCAACAGGTACTGATACAGTTGCGTCTGTAAGTGCTCTTGCTGTGAAATCGTCTGCACCGAAAGCTGAGCTTGCGCTATCAACTTCTGCAGCTGCGCCTGTAGGAATTACAGGTACTTGTAGTGATTGTGATCCAGCTGGAACTGTTTCTGCTGGGATAATACCGCCTGGTAGGTAAAGTGAGCTTTCGTGAGCTGCGAATACTGCGGCGGCTTTTGTTGGAACCATAAGGCTCTCTAGGTTGAATCCTGACATATTTGCCATTGTGTTTTTCCTTTATAAATGTAATTTAGACTTTACCGGCAGCTTTCATTTCGCGATAAATTTCACGATGCTCGCTACGAGTTAGGTCCAAAGATGATAAATCAACACTCTGTGCTGACGGGTTGCTTGTGTTACTGTTACTACCAGTGCCACTTGGTGTGGCTGATTTGAAGTATGGGTTTGAATTCACAAACTCATCAACAAGTTCGTCAATAGTATAAGGTGATGCTTTATCCGTATTGTAACGAACATTACCTTCACTATCTAGAACAACAGGACTACCACTATCGTCTAGTGTAACCTGCGTTTTTAGTAGTTCAGCGACGTGTTGCGGATTGACCGCTTTTTGTGATGCAGCTGCATTTACTAGAGCACCATCGACTTGAATCCCTGTAAGCTTTGCTACTAGAGCTGCTTTTTCAGATTGATGTTTGTCATTGGTTTGCTGAAGAAGTTTCTCATAATTTCCGTCACGTTTTAGACGGTCAGTACTTGCTTTTTCTTTAGCAGTTTTCATTTCACGATATTCGTCTAGATCAAATCCGTCAAATTTCTTTTGCTCTTGTGCAATACGTTTTGCAACAATTGCGTTCAGTTCATCTTGCGAGAACATCTTGCCTGCCTGAGTATTTGTTTCAGTCTCGTGAGATGTGCCCTCAGTGGCAGTCTCGACTTGTGGCTCTTGGCCTACTATGGTGTTATTATCGTCCATATCCGAATCCTTTCGATTTGCTGTAATCTAAACAGTATTTACTGTTTGTGTAGTTTTATTTATCTTCCTGTGAAGGTTTGATTTCTGTGCTTACAACATTCGATTCTTGTGCAGCAATGCTTTTTAGTACGTGTGCTAAGTCTTTTTCATCTTCAAACACAATCTTTGCAATTTCCATTTGTGCTAACTCGTGGAAGTCATTGTTTTGTACTAGTTGCATACTACGTGCAATCAAATCAACATCCAAGTGATTGTCACGAATATCAAAGCTTTTGCTATATTCGATATCAAACTCTTCTGCTTGTGTTAGGTCTTGCCAATCCATCCAAATGTCCCAAAGTTTTACTTCTGTTTCATTGATGTTGTCAGCTAAGTCACTTAGCAAACTGTTTAGCAATTGACGTTCTGTTTGTAGTGCAACACCGCTTGAAGAACTGCTTCGCTTGGTGCGTACTGCTGTCAGATGACTCATACGGTCAATACTATCAACATCACTCTGAATACTGTCAAGTATACCTTGAATACTACTTCCTTCTGGCTGTAGCAAGTATGGGTTTTTGTCTGCTGGTAAGTCATCATCTATATTGATAACAGCACCTGCTCCACCTTCGGCATTTGTTTCAACAGTTTTTACAAGTGTTGGGTGTACGCTTAGTCTAATGTTCTGCTCAAGCTCACTAAGCTTGTTGTATATGCTTCTGCTCATATCAGCTACGTCTGCTAC